GGAGAGAATATCCTGATGAATTTAAAGAAAAATGGTATGACTATATAGATCTTGAATTTAAAAGACGTGAAGAAGGTTTCTGGTATATAAACAAAGACAAACCTATATTTTTAACTGGTACACATTACATGTATTTGCAATGGTCAAAAATTGATGTTGGCCAACCAGATTTTAGAGAATCAAATAGATTATTTTTTATATTTTGGGAAGCATGCAGGGCAGATTACAGAAGTTATGGTATGTGTTATTTAAAAAACAGACGATCTGGGTTTTCATTTATGGCCTCAGGTGAAACTGTTAATATGGCTACAATGTCAACTGATGCTAGATTTGGTATATTATCAAAGTCAGGTGCTGATGCTAAAAAAATGTTTACAGATAAGGTAGTACCAATATCAGTTAATTATCCTTTCTTTTTCAAACCAATACAAGATGGTATGGATCGACCTAAAACAGAACTAGCATATCGTGTGCCAGCTTCTAAGTTTACAAGAAGGTCTATAGTTTCTACAGATAAACCAGAAGATCTTGCTGGGCTTGACACAACTATTGATTGGAAAAACACAGGCGATAATGCTTATGATGGTGAAAAACTAAGATTACTAGTACATGATGAAAGTGGTAAATGGGAAAGACCTAATGATATACAAAACAACTGGCGTGTTACTAAAACAACATTAAGATTAGGTTCTAGAATTATTGGTAAGTGTATGATGGGATCAACATCAAACGCTTTAGACAAAGGTGGTAGAAACTTTAAAAAATTATACGATGACTCAGATGTTAAAAAAAGAAATGCCAATGGACAAACTCGTTCAGGACTCTATTCTTTGTTCATACCTATGGAATGGAATTACGAGGGATACATTGATTCTTATGGCTATCCTGTCTTCGACACACCATCAAAAAAAGTGTATGGACCTCATGGAACACCAATCAAAATTGGGGTTATTGAATACTGGGAAAATGAGGTAGAAGGTTTAAAAGAAGATCAAGATGGTTTAAATGAATTTTATAGACAATTTCCTCGTACAACTAAACATGCGTTTAGAGACGAGTCTAAAATGTCTTTATTTAATCTAACCAAGATTTATCAACAAATAGATTATAACGAAGAAGCAACAGCTGCTTCTATAGTTACTAAAGGTAATTTTCAATGGGAAAGAGGTATTAAAGATACTAGAGTTATATTTTCACCTAGCAAACAAGGTAGGTTTTATATAACGTGGGTACCACCAATAAATTTACAAAATAGATTTATAATTAAAAACGGCATTAAATATCCAGGTAACGAGCACATGGGTGCTTTTGGTTGTGATAGTTATGATATATCAGGCACGGTTGATGGTAGAGGTTCTAATGGATCTTTACATGGTTTAACTAAGTTTAGTATGGAAAATGCTCCTGCTGATCATTTTTTCTTAGAGTATATCGCTCGTCCACAAACAGCAGAAATATTTTTTGAAGATGTTCTTATGGCTTGCATTTTTTATGGTATGCCAATACTAGCAGAGAACAACAAACCTAGATTATTATATCATTTTAAAAGAAGAGGTTACAGAGGTTTTAGTATTAATAGACCAGATAAAGTTTACGCTAAATTATCAGTAACAGAAAGAGAGATTGGTGGAATACCTAACTCTAGTCAAGATATAATTCAAGCGCACGCTGCTGCTATTGAAACTTATATAGAAAATGCCGTAGGATTTGATGGTGAAAATTATGGAGATGTTTATTTTCAAAGAACATTAGAAGACTGGGCTCAGTTTGATATAACTAGAAGAACAAAGTTTGATGCGTCTATTAGTTCAGGGCTAGCTATAATGGCTTGCAACAAAAGTAGATACGCTCCAGTTAACAGAATAAAGAGAGAACCAGTAGATATTGGTATAAAGAAATATGATAATAAAGGTTTATTATCTAAAATAATCAAGTAAATGAATACATACGCAAATCCAAATAGTGCCTTTCCAAGCCAAACTGTGCCAGACGCTGAAAAATCTTCGTTAGAATACGGAACACAGGTTGCACAAGCTATTGAAAGCGAATGGTGGAGACAAGGTGGTAACGGAACTAGATTTGCTACTACTTACAATAGATTCCATAGTTTAAGGTTATATGCAAGAGGAGAACAACCAGTTCAAAAATACAAAGACGAATTAGCTATCAATGGTGACATGTCTTATTTAAATTTAGACTGGAAACCAGTACCTGTAGTTTCAAAGTTTGTTGATATTGTTGCCAATGGCATGAATAATAAAAACTATGAAATAAAAGCATTTGCTCAAGATCCAGTATCGTTAAAGAAAAGAACTGATTATGCTAATGCTATTCTGCAAGATATGATGGCTAAGCCTTATTTAAATAATCTACAAAAAACTTTAGGTGTAAATGATTATCAAACAGATCCAGATAAATTACCTGAATCAGAAGACGAACTAGATTTACATATGCAGCTTAGTTACAAACAGTCAATTGAAATAGCTGAAGAAGAAGTAATTAATACTACACTAAAGAAAAACAGATTTGATAATATAAAGAAAAGATTTAACTACGATCTTGTAACTATAGGTATTGGAGCCGCTAAAACACATTGGAATAAAGCTAATGGAATTACATTGGATTATGTAGATCCTTCAGATTTAATATATTCTTACACAGAAGATCCAAATTTTGAAGATATATATTATGTCGGTGAAGTTAAAAATTTAACTATACCAGAAATAGCTAAACAATTCCCTCAATTAACTCAAGAAGAGTTAAAAAAAATTCAACAAACTAGAGGTTATCAAAGAGAACAATTATACGGTTGGAATGGTTATGATCAAAATACTGTGCAGGTTTTATATTTTGAATACAAAACTTACAATGAACAAGTATTTAAAATAAAAGAAACAGAGCAAGGTTTAGAAAAAGCATTAGAAAAACCTGACACTTTTAATCCACCACAAAACGATAGTTTCAGTAGAGTAAGTAGAAAAATAGAAGTACTATATAAAGGTGTAAAAATACTAGGTAACAATCAACTTATAGAGTGGAGACTAGCAGAGAATATGACAAGACCTTTTTCTGATACTACTAAAGTTGAAATGAGTTATACTATATGTGCGCCAAGAATGTACAAAGGTAAAATAGAATCACTAGTTAGTAAGATAACAGGTTTTGCTGATATGATTCAATTAACACATTTAAAGCTACAACAAGTTATGTCTAGAATAGTACCAGACGGTGTATTCTTAGATATGGACGGTTTAGCAGAAGTTGATCTAGGTAATGGTACCAATTATAATCCAGCCGAAGCACTAAACATGTATTTTCAAACTGGTTCGATAGTTGGTAGATCACTCACGCAGGAAGGTCAGATGAACGCTGGTAAAGTTCCTATACAAGAGCTAGCAACTTCTAGTGGTCAAGCAAAGATAGGTAGTTTAATACAAACTTATCAATATTACTTACAAATGATACGTGATGTAACCGGACTTAATGAAGCTCGTGATGGTAGTGCTCCAGAAAAAGATACTTTAGTTGGTTTACAAAAAATGGCAGTCAATGCTTCTAATACAGCTACAAGACATTTAATGCAAGGTAGTTTATGGTTAACACTTAGAACATGTGAAAATATTTCTTTAAAAATAGCTGATTCATTAAACTTTCCACTTACTTTAAATTCATTAAAAAATTCTATATCAACTTATAACGCAGCTACGTTGTCAGAAATACAAAATCTAAATTTACATGATTTTGGTATATTCTTAGAACTTGAGCCTGAAGAAGAAGAAAAAGCGCAGTTAGAACAAAACGTTCAAATGGCTTTACAGCAAGGTGGTATTGATTTAGAAGACGCTATTGATATACGTCAAATTAAAAACTTAAAACTAGCTAACGATGTTTTAAAGCAAAAACGTAAGAAAAAAGCTAAACAAGATCAAGCTAATCAACAAGCTATGATTAAATCACAAGCCGATGCTAACGCTGAAGCTTCTGAAAGAGCAGCAGCTGCAGAGATGCAAAAAGCTCAAGCTTTAGCTCAAACTGAAGTACAAATAGAACAATCAAAAAATCAAAACGAAATCCAAAGAATGCAAACAGCTTGGCAAATAAAGCAGCAGGAAATGGAGATACAGCATCAATACGATATGCAGCTTAAACAAGCTGAACTAAATGCTATGAAAGAAAAAGAAGCTTTAATAGAAAATCGTAAAGATCAAAGAATCAAAATGGAAGGTACTCAACAAAGTCAAATGATTGAGCAAAGAAATAATAATTTACTACCTACTAATTTTGAACAATCAGAACCGGAGACTTTGTCACCAGTTATTAATTAATTTTATATTATCATATTATGTCAGAAACAAAAGAAACAAAGCCTGAGGTGACTCAACCAGTTGCGTCAGAAGGCGGGGAAATGAAAATGAAATCAAAACCTAAGCCAAAAAAATTTAAAGCTACAAAAGAAGAGCCAGTTAAAATTGATCTTTCAAAAGTAGACACTTCACTAGAAGCTAACGCTAAAGTTGAAGCACCTATCAAAGTAGACTTAACAGAAAAAAAAGAAACAGATGCCATTCAAATCGGAGAAACAAAGACGGTGGATGTGGGCGAACAAGCCGGAGATGGCAAAATCGTGGACATTGGAGGAACAGCAGCCGTTGAAAAGCCCAGCTCGCCTATTGAAGAAGTTACCGAGGTGGAAAAAGAGCAAGTACAAGAACCAGTAGCACAGCCTAAACAAGTGCAACTACCTGAAAACATAGAGAAATTAATTGACTTTATGAAAGACACTGGTGGTACAGTTCAAGACTACGCTAGATTAAATGCAGATTATTCAAATGTTAATGAAGATGCATTACTAAAAGAATATTATAAAAAAGCTAAACCACATTTAGACGCAGAAGAAGTTGATTTTGTGCTAGAAGAAGCGTTTAGTTTTGACACAGATATTGATGAAGAGCGAGACATCAAAAAGAAAAAACTCGCTAAGAAGGAAGCTGTTGTAGAAGCACGTGAATTTTTAGAAGACTTGAAAAAAGAATATTACGACGAGATTAAGTTAAGACCGGGCGTAAATCAAGAACAACAAAAAGCCATGGATTTTTTCAACCGTTACAACGACGAACAACAATTAGCTACGCAAAAGCATGAGCAATTTATTGACAACACTAAGCAACTTTTAAACGATGATTTCAAAGGTTTTGATTTCGAAGTCGGTGAAAAAAAGTTTAGATATGGTGTCAAAGATCCTAATGCCGTTGCAGAAAATCAGTCAAATTTAAATAACTTTGTCGGGAAGTTCCTAGACAACGAAGGTAATGTTAAAGATACGAAAGGTTATCATAAAGCTATGTACGCTGCTCAAAATATAGATAAAATAGTAAATCATTTTTACGAACAAGGGAAAACAGATGGTATTAAAAATGTAGTCGAAGGATCTAAAAATCCATCGGCAGCAGTGCGTCAAGAAGGCGTACAAGATATATTTATCGGTGGACTTAAAGTTCGAGCTATAGACGGGGTAAGTAGTTCAAAACTGAAAATTAAAAAAAGTAAATTTAACAATTAAAAATTAAAAAAAAATGGGTGTATTAAGTCCTCAATTGGGAAGTATAGTACCTTCGTCCATACAAGCAACTTTAACAAGTAACTACTTGAATTTTGCTAATGGAGGTGGAAACGACTTCGCACAACAATATCTACCGGAAATATATGAAGCAGAGGTAGAGCGTTATGGAAACAGAACGTTAGCTGGCTTCTTAAGAATGGTTGGCGCTGAAATGCCAATGATGTCTGATCAAGTTGTTTGGTCTGAGCAAAACAGATTACACATTTCTTACGAAGGTGTATCTTGTCAAGTTGTAGGTGGAGCACAAGCAGGTAATAGATTAACTCTTCCTGTAACCGCTGGAGCAAACACAAACGTTAGAAATGTAATATTTCAAAACATGACAGTTGTAATTATGGATCCTGCAAATCCTGCTTTTACAGTAAAAGCTATCGTTACTCAATCAGGAGCGAATGGTGCTATTGCAGCAAATTTTGTAGATGTAATTCCTTACACAAGAGCTGCTGTTAACGCTACAGCTGCTGTTGTAGGTGGTTTAAAAGTGTTTGTATATGGTTCTGAATATGAAAAAGGATCTACATTAGCTACGGCTTCTGGACAATCTATAGAGCCTCAATTATCAGTATTTTCTAACAAGCCAATTATTATCAGAAACAGATACGCTGTAAGTGGATCTGATACTGCTCAAATCGGTTGGGTTGAAGTTGCTGCTGAAGATGGAACTTCTGGATACTTATGGTATTTAAAAGCTGAAGGTGAAACTAGATTACGTTTCGAAGATTACTTAGAAATGGCAATGATTGAAGGTGAATTAGCTAACGCTGCACAAGCAACTGCTATCGCTGGAAATGCTCAACTTGCATTCCCTGCTGCTGCTGCTGCGCCAGCTGGTACTATTGGTACTGAAGGTTTATTTGCTGCTATTAATAATGGTGGTAATGTACTTTCTGGTTATGCTGGATCATTACAAGACTTTGATGCTGTACTAGAGAATTTAGATTCTCAAGGGGCTATTGAAGAAAACATGCTTTTCTTAGATAGAAAAACTGAGTTATTATTTGATAACATGTTAGCACAACAAAACTCTTATGGAGCTGGAGGTACATCTTACGGTGTATTTGAAAACTCTGAAGACATGGCGCTTAACTTAGGTTTCTCTGGATTTAGAAGAGGTTCTTATGATTTCTACAAGACTTCATGGAAATACTTAAATGATGCTTCAACAAGAGGTGGTTCTGCTAACTTTGTTAACGGTGACAATATTGATGGTGTATTAGTTCCTGCTGGAACTTCTACAGTATACGATCAGTTACTAGGAACAAACATCAGACGTCCTTTCTTACATGTAAGATACAGAGCTTCTCAAGCAGATGACAGAAGAATGAAATCATGGTTAACAGGTTCTGTTGGCGGTGCTTCTACTTCTACGTTAGACGCAATGGAAGTAAACTTCTTATCTGAAAGATGTTTATGTGTACAAGCTAGAAATAACTTTGTGTTATTCACAGCTTAATATTTATTGTAATAGTTACCCTCGTAAAAACTACGGGGGTAATTGTTACTCTTATTTTTATTAATTTTTATTATATTATATCATGTCAAAAACAAAAGAAACAATACCTCATCCAGAAGATGGATGGGAAGTAAAAGATAGAACATATTTTTTATTAGGTGATAGAGAACCTTTAACATTTACGTTAAAATCAAGACACACGGAAAAATACCCGTTGCTATATTTTGATCCAATAAAAAAAGAACAAAGAGCTATTAGATATGCTACCAACCAAGCATCGCCATTTGAAGATGCTCAAAAAGGTGAAGCTACACTTAAGCATATTATATTTAAAGATGGCACTTTAGTTGTTCCACAAGAACATCAAAGCTTACAAAAGCTTTTATCATTATATCATCCAGATAGAAACAAAAGATTTGCTGAGTTACAACCTCAAGCAATTGCACAAGATGAATTAATTGATTTAGAATTAGAAATATTAGCTTTAACTGCTGCAAGAGATATGGAAATAGAACAATCAGAAGCTATATTAAGAGTAGAAATAGGATCAGGCGTTTCTGAGTTATCTTCTAAAGAATTAAGAAGAGATTTATTAATGTTTGCTAAAAGAAATCCTAAGCTATTTATTGAATTAGCCAAAGACGATAACGTTATGTTAAGAAACTTTGGTATAAAAGCAACTGAACAAGGAATAATAAGTCTTTCACAAGACCAAAGAACATTCCAGTTTGGTAAAAACAAACGTAAACTATTTACAATACCATTTGATGAAAATCCATATTCAGCATTAGCTGCTTGGTTTAAAACAGATGAAGGAGTAGAAGTTTATAAGACTATAGAGAAAAAACTCTACTAAACATGTAATACTAATATAGGGTCCGTTCACTCGGGCCCAATATTATAATAAAAATATTCAAATGGCAATAAACGTAAACGCTGTATATAAAACAGTCTTATTAATACTTAACCAACAACAGAGAGGATATATGACTCCTGACGAGTTCAACAAAGTTGCAACTCAGGTTCAGTTAAATATATTTGAAAGGTATGAAGATGACCTTAATCAAATGTATCGTGTGCCACAAAATGATACTGAATACGCTAATCGCGTTAAAAATATTGAAGAAAATTTACAATTTTTCCAAAGAACAGGCACCACAGCAGGTGCAAATCCTTTTACATTAGTACCTACGGATATATATAGACTAGGATCTGTAATGTATCAAGGCGCCGAGCTAACTCAATACGCTCAAAGAAAAGAATTATTACAAATTCTAAAATCTCCTTTAACACAACCAACAACAACTTTTCCTATTTATTTATACGAGAACAATCAATTATTTGTTTATCCTACAAGCATAATAACACCAGGTGATGTTACTTTTTCATATTTAAAAACACCTGCAGATGTTATATGGGGTTATTCAGTTGGCGCGCTTGGTCAATTTTTGTATGCCAATGGAGCTTCAACTAATTTTGAATTAAATATTTCAGAACAAACAAACGTTATAACTAGAGTGTTAGCTTATGCTGGTGTTATAATAAACGACCCTACTATAATACAAGTAGCTCAAGGAGAAATACAACAAGAAGAACAAAACTCAAAAATATAACAAATGGCAAGACCTGATGGAGGATTAATCCAAGAAACAAATCTACAATATTACGCGGGTGCGCAGATTATATATACTTCAGTTAACGGAACTACTGCTTATACGTTTACTTTTAATACTGTTTTAAGTTTAGGTAGCGCTACAAGTTTTGCGCCAACGGATCCTGCTTTTGGTTTAAATAATTTTAGAATATATACAAGTCCTAATGGCTTAGCTAACTGGACAGAATATATAACAACATACACGCTAGTAAACGGACCTACTGGTAGTGTAATAAATTTAGCAGCTCAAAATATTGGAACGTATGTAAAAGTACAATTAAAAAGTGACGCTGTAGCAAATAATTACGGGGGTTACCAATACACTAGTTTAAACGATATAGTTAACAATTTTATTGTAGGCTACGTTGGTCAAGACAAGTTAATACCAAGAGTTAATAGAACTGATGTAATATTTCATGCTAAACGTGGATTACAAGAGTTTAGCTTTGATACATTAAAGAGTATTAAATCTCAAGAGTTAAGTGTACCACCTAGTTTAGGTGTTGTAATACCTCAAGATTACGTTAATTACGTTAAACTATCTTGGGTAGACGGTATGGGTGTTAAGCATACTATATATCCTACACAGTTAACTAGCAGTCCATCAAATGCTCCTATTCAAGATCAATCAGGTAATATAATACAAGATAATTTTTCTGAAAATATAGATGGAACATCAGTGACAAACGAAAGATGGCAAGGTAATAACACAGCTAACATAACTGGTTTAGGTTTTGTTAACTCAAACGCTCCAGAAGTTTGGATGTATGATTGGTGGGGTGAAAATGCTTGGGGAGCTGGAGGTTATTATGGCCAAAGATACGGTGGAGACCCAGTTAACATGCAAATGAATGGTTGGTTTAATATAGATGAGGCGCAAGGAACATTTAATTTTTCTAGCGACTTAGCTGGTAAATTAATAATATTAGAATATATATCTGATGGGCTTGCTTATGACTTAGATTCTAAAGTTCCTAAGATGGCTGAAGAAGCAATGTACCAACATTTATTATATAGTATACTATCAACAAGAAGAGACACTGTTCAAATAGCTCCACAATACAAGCAACAAAGATATGCTGCTTTACGTAATGCTAAAATAAGATTATCAAACATAAAATTAGACGAGATCGTTCAAGTAATGAGAGGTAAGTCTAAGTGGATTAAACACTAGTACATGGCAGAAATTAAAAACACTTTTCTAAAACAGAAAATGAATCAAGATATTGACTCTCGTATTTTGCCTAATGGTGAATATAGAGAAGCTATAAACTTAATGATTAGTAGATCAGAAGGATCAACTGTTGGTGAGTTTGAAAATGCTCTTGGTAATAGTTCTATACGTAGTTTAAACGAAGACAATGCTGTTATAATTGGTCACTATGTAAACGAAACTACTAACAAAGTTTATTTGTTTGCTACTGATTACAATAATGTTAACGGAGTTAGATCTGTTGGTGCTAAAAATTTTATATATGAATTAACTTTAGAAGGTTCTTTTAATTTAGTAACTTTAGTTACTGGTAATTTTTTAAATTTTAATAAGTCTTTTCCAGTTATAGGAGTTAATCTTGTGGAAGATTTATTGTTTTTTACAGACAATTTAAATCAACCTAGAAAAATAAATATATCTTTAGCAAATCCTTCACAGTTA